CCATGTGGATTTGTCTGACCTGGCATCATATCAAAACCTTTTAATTCTAAATGAGCTCCAAGTATCGGTGCACCACAGTTTTTTGACCACTCAGTATACTCTTGATAATTACTATTGTTTATCCATGGAATAATAGCAACTTTACATCCATCATAATCTAATACAGTTGGTTCCATACAGATATTAACGTTTGATGTAAAATGACCGAGAAGTTCTTTAAGAGAACAGAGCTCGTTAGTGTTCTTAAAATATACATCATGGTTTCCTGGAATAATATCCATAGTAATACCAAGCTCACGCATTGGTTCTAAGAAGTGTTTACGATTAGCATTCAGTGCTTTAAAGTTAACAAACTTTCTGTGCTCATAGTAATCACCTAAATGTAATATCTGTTTTATATCATGTTCTTTTAAATAAGGAAAGAATACTTCAGTATAGAATCTATCAGCATAGTTCAAAAAGATATCACTTGAATTCCTGACACCACAATGGGTATCATTTAATATAGCTACTTTCATTTATAGAATAACTCCAGTTTTGCTTTTTCTTTTTCTTTTACTTTTTCTTTCTTAGCAAATTCTTTGATTGCAGTATCTTGTTTACGAACTTCTCCAATCCTTTGCTTGAGAGTATCTACATACGCCATTGTTTCTTGAGCAGTTTCACCATCCATACCAGCTTGTACGAAATCGTCAATACCCATTTTCTCAATGAACTTAAACTTAATATCTTGTTGTTTCTTTTCTTTCATTATTCTACGTATAAATGCATAATAACATATTTGCGTAAAATAAGAAAAGGCGTTTGGTTTACCAGTCCTTGTAGCTGTTTCTATATTATAATTTCCAATAGCCCTTAAGCAATTTTCTACAGCATCCATAACCATTTCTTCTCTATAAGTATATCTTACAAAGTTTGGTCTATGTGATAACCCTTCTGAAATTTTTATAAAACATCTAGCGACGTAATCTGTGACTTTTGGTACTGGTTTGTTTTGTTCTTTTAAATCTCGACATTCGACTGCATAGTCCATGACGGCTTGTGAGAACTCTTTGTTGTTGACGTAATGAGCCTTCTCTTTAGGCTTTAATTTTGCCATAGGTTTTCCTCCATAATTAATCTATTATATCATATTTCTGCGTATTTGTAAACAGTAAATTAATTAAAAAAACAGTGTACAAATGCCAGTTTTTGTGATATAATAATATAGTATCCCGGAGGGAAGGAGTATACAAGATTAATGTATTGTCTTCTTGATATCTACTTCAGATTCCAGGTACTGTTTCTCTTCTTCGTATCTATCTAGCAAGACTTCTTCAAGTTGGTCCATTATTTCAATGTTCGAACGAGGAGCCTTGAGAGGGACACGCTTTTCAGATAGTTTTAAAGCAAACTCAACGTAAGCTGCTTTCACATCTTCAGCTACACTAACATGGTTTACAATATGGTTCATCATAACTTTAAAAGTTTTATGTTCCGAAAAAGGAAACCAAGGGGTAAACTGAAATCCACCTATTATGTTAGAGGAAATATTCAAAGGTCTTTCAACCAAATATGAATCATCGTTTTTCACTGCTACGAGTCCGATAATTTCATCTCCATTTACTAACTTAAAGTGTCTTATATTGAGTTCTTTCATATTATATATTTATATCATGCAGATCGTAATCAAACTTTTCTTTTGAATATATTTTGATTCTTTCTGCAGCATGGTTTAATGTGTAATTCTTTCTAGTCTTCCAATGTAAATCATCAGCTATATCGAATACCTTAGTATTTCTGCCATCATCCGATTTTCTTAATCCTCGTCCAATGCTCTGTAATACTCTAATTTGCGACTTAGAGGGGCTAGCAAAAATAATGTTGTGAAGATTCCTAATATTAATACCAGTACTAAAAGTACCAATGGAAGCGACAATAATTGCATTGTTCTCAGTTTCAGTAATAGCACGGGTCTGCTCTCTTGTATCAACATCAGTTTCTCCCGATACGTAAAATAGCTTTCTTTTATCATCTATCTTTTCCTTTAATAGTGTATGCAATGGTTTACCATGTTTCTCTACATAGTTAAATAGTACTAAAGTATTTCCTTCTAAATCCAATGCAAGGTTTCGTATAAAATAATTTCTTGGTTCATATCCTACTAAAAAATCTAACTCTTCCTGATACTTCCTTTGTTCTTTACAATACTCATCTTTATACTTTAATAGTAATACATCAATAGTAAGTTTAGCTAAAGTATTTTTATCCATTAACTCTTTTGTTGTTGTCACTTTATACACCGGGCCAAACAAACCTTCCAATACTAATTGATGAGTTTGAGTACCATCCAAAGTACCAGTTGTACCAATACGATATTCAGCTTCTGTACATTTCTCTAAGATTGATGTTAATGATTTAGCTTTAAACTGATGAGCTTCATCTCCTATTACCATACCAAATCTTTGAAACCATTGTGGACCTAACTTATATATTGATTGCCATGTAGATATTAAAACTCTATTCTTAATACCATGCCTTTCAGCTCCTCCATATATTTTATAACATACTTCATCGTTATTAAACGACTCATCTTGTGAGGAATAATCTGCAAAGTCAGAGTACATCTGCTCAACCAATGATGTGGTAGGAACTATAATCAAAACGTCATCTTTACAGTAATCTAAGTACCATCTTATGGCCAAATATATAATCAGACTCTTACCTGAGGCCGTAGGTGATAATAGTAAACCATTCTTATTCTGTAATGTGCACGACAGTGCATCTAGTTGATAGTTCCTAGGGATTATCCTTTTACCTGCACCAGAAATCACCAGAGGCCCCAAAAAGGCGTTTAGGTCAATATTTTGAGTTTCACCCAAATTACCGTAGCCCGCAGATGCGGCTGTTATAACCTTGTAGTCCCTCAAATCTGCGAATTCTTTTAAATATTTGAATAAACCGTTATATAAAGTTTGTCTTTTATAATCATAAAGTCTTATCTTTCCATCCCATACTCTATTCCTATAAGCTGGCATAAATTTATATCCAGGTACAAAAAATTGGAAATGTTCTGATAATTCACGTTCTATACTAGGGTCACAACTGACATGCATAAAAGTCTCATTCATCTTTGCTACTTTAATTACATCCATAATATATTCTGTATTCTTTGTTTGGTTGACTCAACATCTTTACATAAATATCTATTTATATACCAATGAAGAAACATCTCGTTTTCCTTCTCACTATACCAACTGATATCTCTAACAGCTGTTTTAAGATGAGGTAAGGTTTGAATCTTTTCAGTTATCCAATGGTACTCAGGAAATCCATAAGATATAATAGGTACTTTATGCATCATACACTCAATACCTGCTGTACTGTTTTCTAATACCGCTACGCGCGCGTGTGGGAGCACGTCATGTATACTCACGTACCCGTCTATTACAGTTTTACCTTGAGCTCTCCACTTTTCTATTTCTTTATCTTTTCCTTTCATACCAGGATGTAATTTAATTACCATAGGTTCATCATCTATAGCATCTACTATTTGACAAAGCTTTTTCCAATGGTCACCAAATCCAAAACCATTTACAGTTTCATCGTGTGGTTGTTGTCCTATAATTAATATATGTTCTTCAGGTATTTTAATTTTTGTCTTACGCCATTTAAGTAATATTGAATCATCCCATTTATTTGATTTTTGTTTTATTAAATGTTGTACGTGTTCTCTATCTGTTTTTAAATTCATAGAGTAATCAAAAGGATTCATCCAATCAGGTTCTACATAAGCCATCTTAGAATCGTTAGCATATCCCCATTGGTCTATTGCAAAATGTCTAGCTGTTGGAGCAGTTGGTTTTATTATCATAGAATTTTTAGCTCTTGGCCAAATAGATATATGATTATAAAAATGTATGTCAGCTTCAGAATCTTCTATTACTTCTCTGTGACCAAGCTGTATCATAGCTTCACGAACTATTTCATAGTATCGTCCTAAGTTATCAAAACGGTTATTGTGAAATTTAAATACCACTTGTAAATTTACGCCACTCTATCATGTTCTTAATGGTTTGATGTCTCCATTTAACATTGTCTAGTATTTCTTTGAGTGTATCGCATACCTCTTGCAGGTATATCATCTTAGACTGATGTTCTTGAATAATTGGATCAGCATCATAGAATTTATCCATATCTCCTTTGAGTACAGTTAATCCATCTAACGGGTCATAACCCCAGCTTTTAGAATCCATTTCTTCTTGAGATAGTTTACCATTATAATGTTTCCATTTATCTCTTAGAAGTACTTTAAATTCTAATTCAGCTTTTTTAAGTTTCATTTTATTTACTGATAATATCTCAAGATATTTACCATGTAATTTAGCTGAATCTCTGGAAGATTCGTCCAAAGCCATTTCATCAATGACTGAGTCTTTT